AGTCAAAACTGGAGTTGTTTGCCTTAGTTGACTCAAATACTGCTGAGCAAATTTGGACAGGTCAGTGTCAATTTCTGCCTTTAGTTGCCTAATGGTTTTATCTGCTTCTGACACTGTCCTGTCCTCTTTTGTTAGGCTGCTGTAGTTGAATCTACAGTTAGTGCACCTGTGCCTGTAAAGTTTACAGTAGCCATATTCAATTCACCAACAGTATTTTCATATTCAATACTTGTGATGATAATATTACCACTCAACTTTAGTTCATCATTGCCTGCTGTATTGTCCCAGTATGCAATTAGGTGTCCTGTGTTTCTAGTTGCTGAATCTGCAATTTGGAAGACCTCATCAAATGATGAGTTGTCATCTTCATCAGCAGTCCAAACAACTTCTGCAGAACCTTCCCAAGTTCTTAGACCTGCACAGAAACTTCTGTATGTGTTTCCCATTACTGTGTTGTCTAATGTCTCTTGAGTATGCGTAATAGTCCAATTTTGCACTTGAGCAACTGCAAGTTCAGAACTAAGAGTTCCAAACTCTAGTGCGCCTGTTGTACCTGTATAACATGCCATGTTATTACCTCTTTAGTTTATATTTTATAACAATAATCAATACTGAATATTGCCCTACAACTAGCATAAGGTTCAGATTCACCTAATTCTACTAGTTCTATTCTGGTCAAAATACAATCCTTTGCATTGCCATTTAGAGTCTTATTTTTAGCAATATGCTCTTCAATCTCATCTACAACAATATTACGTTGTCTATCACGTTCCTTACCACCTACAACAATAACGCAGGATAATTGCATCAGTGACCTTATTAAGGTTGTTGCACCCATTGTTATTCTTTCTCTGTCCTCTTCAACAGTTTCAACATAAACTGCTGGAAAGCCAGTTTTAGGCAATTCAGAAATGATGATTGGATCTCTTTGAACTACACCAAGTTTGATGTCACCCTTCATGTTTTTGAGTTGTTTTACAAACTCTTCAACTATTAGTTCTCTACTCATTACCTAGTTAACCTCAGTTCAACTCTTTCACGTTCACTGGCTTGGTCAATACTACCATCATTGTTATGGTCATATTCAATGCCAACACCATATTGCATATGCAATTCTTCAGCAAATCTTTCTTTGTAAAAAGTAATTTGCATCATGAAGGGATCACCTTCTGGTCTGAAAGTTGAAAGTTTAGGCAAAATATAAGCATACAAGGCTTTGTATACTGTTGATTTTGTCCACTGTGAGTCAGTAAGTTTTGAAGTTGAGAATAAACTAGGGCTTTCATATTTGTTCCAATAATCAATTTTGATCCTGTTTATCACATCTGTTTCTGCTAGAGCAAGTTCATTACTCCAGTCATCAACACCTTGTTCAAAAACTTCAGGAGCATATTGTTGTAAATTTTCATTAGTAGCAAAAGCCATTATAATTCTCCAAATTTAAGTAGAGGGCTATTGCCCCCTACTATTGTGTCAATTAGACATTTTTAAGGTTAATAACCCTTGCAGCGTCAATAACTGAGACACCAGCATGTAAACTGGCCACTACGTCATTACCAACTGCTTCTGCACGTCTAGCAATTTCCACATCAACGTTCTTCTGCATAGCAATGCGTGCTGCGTCAGCACCAAAGATATAGCCAGAAGTTGCTGTGTCATCAGCAATATTTGCTGTCATGAACCATGTTACACCAGCAAAGCGTGATACAAAGCCATTTGTTAATGCACGTGACTGGAAGTCACCACCAGCAAAGTTTGCACCAATTGTGCCATCAGATGTAAACAACTTTTGGATTTCAGTTGCTGCCTGTGGAGTTAGGATACCATAAAGTTCACCCATCTCACCTGCTTCTCTGATAAGTTGTGTTGCGTCATAAACGTCATCAACAGTTAGTGGAACTGTGTCATAAGTTGTGTCAGTACCATTTGCTTCAAATGCAGCATAAACTGCTTTGTCAAATGCTGTGCCAACTGCTTTACCTAGTGAACGTCCAATTTCATTTGGATCAATGCCACCAAGGTCACGCACAACTGCTCTTGCAGCAATTAAGTCAGCAGTGATAACATTGCTTGTTGCTGCTGGAGTTGTATTTGCAACATCTGTAGTGATGCCACCACCAGAAATTGTTGTTGCTGTTACGCTAGCCAATTCTGGAACATTTAGAACACCAGATGGGGTGTTAACCATTGGGATCAATTGACCACCCAAGAACAGTGAACTTTCTTCTGCTTCATATACTGTTGCAGCAATGATTGGCTGTGAAAATACACTATAGTTGGAGGTTTGACCTGATACATATGAGTCTGCCATTTTTTTTACCTCAAGTTAAGTTATTTGATGATTTGTCCACCTTTGAGCATCATTTTTCTGTATTTTGCTCTATCAGCAGGATCATGCAAATTTAAGTTTGATAGATCAAATTTCTCATTTGACCTGGTGTCAGTGTTACTTGTAGACCCTGCACCACTGGGTCCAGCAACTCTAAAATAAGAGTTTGCATTTAAGAACTCATCAACAAGTTCATTTACTGTCAAATTGTCACCTTTGTCATTAAAACGTGCATTACCTGCACTATCAATAACTGTGACACTACCATCATCTGATAGTCTGACATTAGACCTAAGCAATTGAGCCACGTGTTCTGGATTGACTGCTTTAGCACTACTGGAAGCACTAATTAACGCACCATCAACTTTGATCTTTTCCAGTTCTGACCTAAGTTGTGAAACTTCTTTGGCACTTTGCTGTTTAGTCTTTTGCAGGACTTTATCAAACTCCTGCCTTTTTATAAGTTGCTCTTCCTCTACTTGGTTTTTAAGTTGCTTCAGTTCCTGATACTCATTTGGATCAATGTCCTGAAACTTCTTAGTTGCCTGAGAAAGTCTCTTTTGCAAGATGCTGTCAAGTTCTTCTTGGCTAAACATCTTTTCCTTAACCTGGGCTTCATTTCCACCTTCAACTGCCCCAGTGTCAGTATCAGTGTTCTCAACCATGGGGTTTTCTGTTTCCATGTCAACAATCTCCTTTGTTAGTGTAAGGGGGGTTTACTAACCTATCCTTATTTATTCAGTTAAATTACCTGCACTGTGGTCTGCTTCAATGCTTGCTAAAATATCATTTTTAGTTTGCTCATCATCTACCAACATTTCAGTAATCATCTTATGCATTTGCATTTGGAATGCTTCATGTGGGACTGTTTCAACTGCTTTCTTATACAGTTCTAAGTCTGAATGTTCATCCCTAATATCAAATGTGTCTGCGTATGTAACCATAAAGTCTTCTGGCTGCTCAATGCCCTGCCATGCAAACCATAGGTTCCAAATTTTATATTCTGCTTCTTCTAATGAATGACTAATGTCTGCTAACTTTGTGTTTAACAGTTGGCGTTCAGTTTGTAACGCAACACCAGACATTGGTGTGCCTCTCATAATCTGTACTGCACTAGTATGAGTCATTCTTGTAATACTGTTCACTACCTTATCAATAGCATCTAAGATGCCTTCAATACTACTACCTGATGGTTGTAATAGATAAGGTTTCAAACCAGGTTCAGTGTCTTCTTGGACTTCAATTATTGCACCAGCACCTGCACTTGCTTTTGTGCTTGGTGTTTTGACCAAACTTGGGTGGCCACTAATTCTAATATTTTGCTCTAGTTCAGAAAGCAAGTTGTAGATATACTTTTGTGCATATGCAACATCAGCAACTAAACTATAACCAATGCCTAATCTAGGACTTGGTAATGGTGCGTAGTTAATGAATGGAATCATGCCTAATGGATTTTCAAAAACCATATCTTCCATTACTTCTTCAACTTCACCTAAAGTATCTTTACTGATTGTATACTTGTGTATATGATCAGGATACCATTCAGTTAACATCATACTATTGTTACTGTCATGTTCAACAACTTTAATGTAAACTAGTTCTTGTTTACCATTAACTTGTCTTTTGTATTCCCAATCCAACACATTTTGTGGTGAATATGCACAAACATACGCTCTTACGCCTAATGCTTCTGCTTCTGCTTGTGTTGTTACTGCATAGTTTGGTTTATCAACCAACAACCAAACATTGCCTGTAACTAGTGCCATGTCATTGACTGTTTTCATAAAACTGTCAATTGTTTGACCATTTTGATCCATGTCACCCATGAATTGCATTACACTAGGATTGTTAATTAATTGTCCTAATGTTCTTTTAGGTAAGTGTCTAAACAGAAAACTACTGTAGATATCAATTGTAGTTTTTACATGATTGTCCAATGGCGTTGCTTCTAAACGCTTGCCATAAGCATCACCTGGTAGATTGCCTTCACCTAGATATTTTGTTAAGTAATCACCCTTTTGATATAGTTTGCCACCTACATAACTTCTGTAAAGGAAATCTGCTTCCTTTGCATGTTCTGTATAGGCTACATGGGTTGATAATAGATCTTCAGCCTTTGCCATTGTATTCATTCCTAGGTATCTTAATTGTATTTATGTTAATAATGAGCAAACAACTCTGGTCCTTTGCTATGTTGTTGTGGTCTCCTAATTGGCATAAGTCCCCAAGTTAGGTATCCCAAAGCATCAGGTAAATGGTCTAAACCAGCACTTTTATCAGGTGCCCTGGTGCCCTCTTTGTAAATTTGTTTGTTCAAACATTTGATCAAACCTTTACATTTAGGTGCTACTGTCAATCTAGTTTCTCCTACTTTGTTATAGAATGCAGTGTTTACACTTGCAACCCTATCTATAACAGGAGGGTTAACTCTTGCACTTTTTATAACAAAATTATATTGCCTCAAAATATTATGGTCAGTGTTCATTGCTGACGTTTTATGATTTGCTCCTGAAGCATCAGGGTAAGCAATATATCTTTGCCCAGGATATCTCCTGGATATTTCATCACACATTTCATAAGTGTTTGAGTTGTTAATTTCAATTTCATCTATGATGTGCATTGTTAAACCATCCCAATTTGCTATAACTGCTGACATTGGTTGTGTGTTAAAGTCAATTCCAATATGCAATACATCTCTAGCATCAAGTTGTGGTTCAATTTGTTTTACATTTCTTTCAATATCAAAACTGTAGTAGACAAGGCCACTGAAGTTTACAAAAGACGCCAAAAATTCCTGTTCAAAAGTCCTTGGATCCATTTCTGATTTGGCTGCTTCAATCTCTTCTTCAGGGACATTGCCTCCTTCAAGAGTTGTGAACTGCCATGCTTCCCAGTTTTTATGTGCTGGTGCATTAGCCCAGAGATCATAGAACCAGTTGAAACCTTTTGGCGTAGAAATAAACATTGCACCACCCTGCCTATCAGCAAGTGCTGGTCTTAAAACTTCTGACCAACATGCAACATCAATATCACTACACTCATCCATTACTAGGTAATCTATACTAATACCTCTCAAACTCTCATAGTTGTCAGCACTTCTTAAAGCAATAGTGCTATTATTTTTTAACCTAATTGTTAGTTCAGTTGCATTAATTTTTTTAATCCATCTGACTTGGGTCAATTTATTAACTAGGTCATCCCAAATTACAGTTTTTGCCTGTCTGAACGTTGGCGCTACATAGTAAACTTTTTTATTAGGAGAACTTGCTGCTTTGCACATCTCTCTAATGCTTAACCATGATTTGCCCCAACGTCTTCCAGCACAAATAACTTTAAACCTACTATTATCATCAGCAACCATCTGCTGTGGGGGAGTTAGTGGCATAATTTATCCTCTTCTTTCAGGACCTCCAGGCAATTCTCCTGATGCCCTCATTTTGCGTATTTTATCTTCTGCCCATGCTACTGCACTAGGGCCTCCCCAACCAAGATA